GAAGGGCACCGCGCTCGGGGCCGTGCTCGACCTCGCGCGGCTGCTCGCCGAGGGACAGTTCGCCCACGACGGCTCCGACCCGCTCACGTCGCAAGTGCTCGCCGTGCGGACCGTGCCCGGCGCGGGGTCGACCCGACTCGCGTCCCACGGCGACGTGTCCGCGATCAAGGCGGCGACCTGGGCGGCGGCGGCTGCGCGAGCGAAGCCCGCCCGACGGCCGGGCGGGCGCGTCCTCATGCCGTCGATCTGAGGGGCCGACGGCGGGCTCGCATCAGGACGCCTTTCCTGCCAAGGCTGCGAGCCCGCCGCGGCCCGTAACACCAGCGTGCGACACGCCGCGCCGTACGGGCTACGCCAACGTTGGGGATTGTTACTGCGACGGTTCTGCGCGTGGGACTCATGCGATCACTGTTCGGGCTCGGCGAGGCCGTTGCCACCACCGAAGCGCACTCCGCCGCCGTCGCCGAGTTCGACGTCGACATTGACCCGGCCGTGTTCGGGCTCACCGCGTACGCGAGCAACGGGAACACGCCACGCGCCGCGCGGATCGACCGCGCTACGGCCATGCAGGTTCCCGCCGTGAAGCGCTCGCGGGATCTCGTGTGCTCGGCGAGCGGCGGGCTACGGCTGCGATTGAAGCGCACCGAGGACGGCGCATACGGTGCGTGGTCCCTGTTCGACCAGCCCGAGCGCAACGTGCCCAGGTCCGTCACCATGACGCGTCTCTTCGAAGATCTGTTCTTCGAATCCGTCGCATGGTGGGACGTGAAGGAAGTCGGGTATCACACGTACCCGTCGTACGTCGAGCGGCTCGCGCCGGGTCGCGTCACGGTCGACGGCGGCAGGGTCTACGTCGACGGGCGCAAGCGCACCGACGCCGCGCGGACACTGATCCGGTTCGACTCCCCGAACGACGGGCTGCTGATCGCCGGGGCTCGCGCGATCCGTACGTGTCTGCTGCTCGATCAAGCCGCCGCGAACATGGCCGACGGCGTGCCGCCGTCGGACTACTTCACCCCCGGCGAAGGATTCGACCCGGCGACCACCGACGCCGAGGTCGTCGCCATGCTCGACGCGTGGCAGGTCGCCCGGCGTACGCGGTCGACCGGCTATGTTCCGGCGGCGCTCGACTACCACACGGGCGGCTGGTCGCCCGAACAACTGCAACTCGCCGACGCCCGGCAACACGCCGTGTTGGAGATCGCCCGGGTGGCGGGCGTCGACCCCGAAGAACTCGGCGTATCCACCACCTCGCGCACCTACTCGTCCGACTGGTCGCGCCGTAAGTCGTTCCTCGACTTCACCCTCGGCGCCTACCTCAACGCCGTAACAGACCGGCTCGTGATGCCCGACGTCACGCCGCGCGGATACGAGCCTGAGATCGACCTCGATGGGTTCCTGCGCAGCGACCCGCTCGCCCGCTACACCGCGTACAAGGCCGGGCTCGAAGCGGGCGCGCTGGCGCCCGAGGAAGTGCGCGCCGCCGAGGGAAAGCGCCCACTCAACGCCCCGACCGCAGACGAGAGCTCGAACGTGCGAGCACTCCCCACCCGAGAGGAAACCGCATCGTGAACCACCTCCCCGCCCTCCCCACGTTCGCGGCCGACGACACCCTGACCATGCAGGCGATCGGCGGCGGCGAGGTGTTCTCCGTCGACCGCGAGGCACGTGTCATCCGTGGCCGCGCCATGCCGTACGGCGTCGTCGGCGTCAAGGCCGGGATGAGGTTCGAGTTCACCCAGGGCACCATCCGTTGGACGGACCCCAAGCGCGTCAAGATGTACGTCCAGCACGACTCGGCGCAGGCCGTCGGATACATGCTCGAACTCACCGACACCCCCGACGGGCTCGACTACGCCGCCAAGATTGCGCGCGGCCCCGAGGGTGACCGCGCTCTCACTATGGCCGAGGACGGCGTCTGGGACGGCGCATCCATCGGCCCGCACGAGGGCGTCAAGTTCGCGCTCCGCGACGGCGTCTACCACGCCGTGGACTACCCGCTCCGCGAGATCTCGCTCACCCCGCAGCCCGTGTTCGACGGCGCTCGCGTGGCATCAGTTTCCATGAGTCACACCAACAAGGAAGGCACCACAATGAAGTGTTCCAAGTGCGGCGCGCCCGCTCACGCCGGGGCGTGCGACCCCACGACCCTCGCCGCGTTCGAGGCGAGCAACCCGACCGCGCCGAACACGCCCGAGGGTGCGGAGTTCGACCTGTCGACCATCGGGGAGGCGGTGCAGACCGCGATCCGTGACGGGTTCGCCAACGTCACGTTCCCACAGCGCGAGGTCGTGAACCCCGCGACCGCCACCACCGAGGTGAACGAGCCTAGCCCGTACCGCTTCGACGGGATCGCGGGCGCGCACTCGTTCTCCGACGACCTGCGCGCCTACGCGTCGGGCCACGACGCCGACGCCCGGCAGCGGATCGACACTTTCATGACCGAGGCTTGGGAGGCGCAGTTCGCTGTGACCGGCGCCAACACCGCGACGCTCAACCCGACCCGGAACCGCCCGGACCTGTACGTGCCGAACCTCACGTTCACGCGCCCGCTGTGGGATCTGGTCACGACTGGCGTCGTCGACGACAAGACCCCGTTCACCATTCCCAAGTTCTCGTCCGCGTCCGGTCTCGTCGGGGCCCACACCGAGGGCGTCGAGCCCACCCCCGGCGCGTTCTCCGCGACCTCGCAGACCATCACCCCCGTGCCGATGAGCGGCAAGGTCGAGATCGTGCGCGAGGTCTGGGACCAGGGCGGCGAGCCCAAGGCCGACGCGATCATCTGGGGCGAGATGATGAACGGCTACTACGAGGCGATCGAGGCCGCGATCGCGACCACCCTCGCCGCCGTCCCCACCGCGGAGATCAACCTCGCGTCCGCCGTCGACGCCGCGCTCGTGACAGCCATGACGAACACGCTCGTCGACCTCCAGTTCGTGCGCGGCGGTAACCGCTTCACCGCGCTCGCTCTCGACGGCATGCTCGGGAAGGCGCTCGTCAACGCGCAGGACACCGCCGGGCGCAAGCTGCTTCCCGTGCTCGGGCCCACCAACGCATCTGGCACCGTCGAGCCCGGGTTCGACGGCGTGCAGATTGGCAACCTGCGCGGCCGGTTCGCCTGGGCGCTGGGCGCGACCAACGCGTCCAAGTCGTACCTGTTCGTGCCGTCGTCCGTGTACGCGTGGGCCAGCGCCCCCAAGAAGTTCACGTTCGAGTACCGCGTGAGCGCCGTCGACCTCGCGATCTGGGGCTACCGCGCCAGCGCCGTCACCCGTGACTCGGACGTCAAGCCGATCGACTACACCACCGCCGACGCCTGAGCCGTCGACAACACAGCGTCCCCGGGCGGCGTCCTCGACTCCCGCCGCCCGGGGACCCACCACAGATCGACGAGAGGAAGCCATGAGCAAGAGCACCAGCGCCGACGCCACGAGATGGATGCTCGGCGGCGAACCGCCCGAGCCGCAGAACATCAAGCCCAAGCCCGCGATCGCCGTCGACGACCTGCGCAACGGCGACACGCACACGGGCACGGACCCGCTCGGGCGTGCGATCGGCCCGCGCGAGAGTCACCTCCACGTCAAGCGCGTGCGTGACGACGACGGCAAGATCGTGACGCCCAAGCCCGGCAAGGGGCAGACGATCGCCAAGGCCGAGGGCCGTGCCCGCCGGATCGCCGAGGCGACCGACACGCAGCCCGAGGCCGACGACAAGCCGACGCCGATCCTGCCCGCCGAGGTCGCCCGCCTACACGACGGCGCCGCCGAGCCCGAGGGCGAGGTCTGAGCCGTGGCGCTCGTCGTCCCCACGTTCGCCGAGATCAAGGCGTATCTCGGCGACGCGCACTCGTGGAGCGACGCCGCGATCCAAGAGGCGTACGACGCCGAACTTGAAGCCCAGGCCGACGTGTGCCGCCTGCCCGCCGACGGCGCGTATCCGAAGGTGCTGCGTGACGCCCTCGGGCGTCGGGTCGCGCACAACCTCGCGGTCCGCGAACTGCCGCTCGGCGTGCAAGCGACGATCTCGGATATGGCCGTCGCGACCCGCAGCGTCGGCGGGCTCGACCCCGAGGTCCGTCGCCTCGAAGGCCCACGCCGCAAGGTGCTCCTCGGATGAGCGCCGAACTGCGCACCGCTCTCGCCGACGCCGCGAACGTGGTGCTCGGCGCAAAGCGGTGCGCACCCTACTACCGCTCGTCGCCCCGACCGGGCGACGCGTGGGTCTCGTTCGCCCGACGCGATCGAGACGACACGGGGTTCGGGTACATGGCCGCGTGGGAGATCCGCGTCTCCCTGCACCAGAGCCTCGAAGCCGCCGAGAAGTGGGTCGATCAACACTCGGACGACCTCGCCGACGCCGTGGCGCAACACCTCGTCATCACAGCCGTAGTCATGGTCACTCTCGTGACCGACTCCGGCAACGTCCCCGGGCTCGTCATCGAAGGCGTGCGCGAACACGAAAGGAACGCATAACAATGACCGCACTCGGAACACGGCTGCTCAAGGTCAAGGTAGGCACCATCGAGTACACCGCCGAGGTGTCCAAGTGCCAGGTCACCAGCGGCCCCGCCGACAGTGACTTTACCTCGTTCGCCGACGCGGCGAGCGGCGGGGCCCGCGAGTACGCCGTCGAGTTCACTCTCAAGCAGGACATGGCATCCACGAGCCTCTGGCGGATGATCTGGGCGAGCGCGGGAACCACCGTGGCCGTCAAGATCAACCCGTACGGCAACGCCACGGCGACCGCCACGGAGCCGCACTACACGGCGAACGTCACCATCACCGAGCCCGACGGCGTGCTGATCGGCGGCGAGGCGAAGTCGTCGACGTCGGCCCGGATGACCGTGGACGTCCGATGGGTCGCCGAGGCGAAGCCCGCCGAGGTCGTCACCGGCGCGTTCTGACCGCAGCGAACAACGAACGTCCTCGAGCTGGTCCGCCGGCTCCCACTCAGATTGACCGAAACGAACAAGAAAGGAAGCCATGACCAAGCCCAAGCCCAAGCCGCTCGGCTCGACGATCGACGTCGCCCAGGGTGCCCAGGTCGTACGCCCCGGCGACAACGAGGCGAGCGCCCGCACCATCACCGGAGGCGTGTACGTGTTCGACGTCCCCGGCGTGCACACGATCGACGGCGCCGAGCACGAGGTCGCCGTCGAGCGCGAGCCCGAGGCACAGCCCAAGCCGTGACCGGGATCAAGGTCGACGGGCTGCGCGACACGACGCGCGCACTCGAAGCCGCCGGGGCGGACGTCGACGACCTGAAGGACGTACTCGGCTCGATCGCCAACGCGGCGGCAGAGACGATGCGAGGTTTCGTGCCCGTGGGCTCGCGTCTGCAAGCGAGGCGAGCCCACGTGCGCGACACCATCCGCCCCAATCGGGCCAAGGGCGCCGCCGTCGTCACCATCGGCGGCGCCAAGGCACCACACGCCCACGTACTACGGGCCACCCACCCCTCTAAGTTCGTCGAGCACACCGACGCCGTGATGGAAGATCGCGCGGTCGAGATGCTCACCGACGGATGGAACGAGATCGCCAAGAGAAACGGACTCAGCACATGACCGACGCACAGGCATACCCGCCGCCCGGAACCCTCGCCTACGCCGAGATGCAGGCCGCGCACTACGGCGAGATCCCGCCGCACGTGCCGCCCGCCCACACGCCCGAGCACCTTGCGCCGGGCCCGCAGCCCGTCGAGATCCCCGCTGGGCGCAGCATGGCACCGATCGCAAGCCTGCCGCCGAGCGACTTCCTGATGAGCCTGACCGGGTTCGACGAGATCGCGATCGCAGCCCGGTTCGGGCAGCCGCTCCACACGATCCGCGAGGATCCGATCGCCGCCGGGCGGGCGCTCGCGTTCGTGCACTACCGCCGCGCCGGACAAAACGACGTCGACGCCCACAACGCCGCGCTGAGCCTGACGCTGCGCGAGGTCACCGAGTTCTTTGTCCCCGAGGGCGACCCCGCGGACGCCGAGGGAAACGGCGTCGGCGCTCCGTAGTGGCCGAGGTGCTCGCGCCGCTCGTCGTGGACGCCGCCGCCGTCGGCGTCTCCCACGGCGAGTGGTGCGGGTACACCGCCACCGAGCGCGAAGCGATCATCCACGAGCACAACTCACGCGTGAAGAGGAAGTGACATGGCAGCCAAGCCCGTCAAGATCTCGTTCGTCTCCGACGGCACCGATCTCGCCAAGGGGCTCGCCAAGGCGGGCGGCGACCTCGACGGGTTCGCCGCCGACGCCCAGGCGGCAGGTAACAAGGCTGAGGCCGCGCTCTCGGGCGTCGGCGACAAGGCCGACGCCGTAGGCTCCGCGTCCTCGCAGGCCGCAGGCGGCATCGGCGACCTCGGCGGCGCGCTGTCCCTCATGCCCGGCCCGCTCGGCGCCGTCGGCGCAGGCATGGAAGCCGCAGCCCCCGCAATCATGGGCGTGACCGGCGCCGCGGACCTGCTCAACCTCGCCACGACAAAGTTCCCTGCGCTCGCCAAGGCGCAGACGATCGCCACGAACGTCCTCGCCGGGGCACAGCGGGCACTTAACGCCGTCATGGCAGGCAACCCGATCGCCCTCGTGGTGCTCGCAATCGTCGCCCTGATCGCGATATTCGTCGTGCTCTATCAGCGCAACGAAGCCTTCCGCGAACTCGTCAACAAGGTGTTCGGCGCCCTCAAGGAACGCGTCGGCGAGGCCGTGGACAAACTGGGCAACTTTCTCAGCGTGGCACGCGAGAAACTGGGCCAGGCGGGCGACAAGTTCGGCGACATGCGCGACGCAGCTAGGAACGCGATCGGCTCCTACAGCGACGGCGGCGGCGGCGCCCTGGGCAAACTGCATGACATCGTGAGCGCGATCACCGGCCTGCCCGGCGTGATCCGCGAGAAAGCCGCCGGACTGTTCAACCCCGTACGCGAAACCGCTCTCGGCGCGATCGGCTCCTACAGCGCCGACGGCGGCGGCGCGCTCGGCAAACTGCATGACGTCGTGAGCACGATCGGCGGCATGGGTGCCACCATCCGCACCAAAGCCGCTGGCATGTGGGACGGGCTAGGCGAGGCGTTCAAGAGCACCATTAACCGCATCATCGGGTGGTGGAACGACCTCTCGTTCTCCCTCGACATTCCCGACAAGATCCCCGGCCTGCCCGACTCGTTCTCGATCTCCACACCCAACATCCCGTTCCTCGCCAACGGCGGGATCGTGACGCGCCCCACGCTCGCCGTCATCGGCGAGGCGGGCCCCGAGGCCGTCGTGCCGCTCGACGGGCGGTTCGGCGGCGGCGGAACGCTCGTGAAGATCTACGTCACCGTGGCGCCCACGGCGAGCCCCGAGGAGACGGGCCGACAGATCCAGCGGGCGCTGGACTCCTACTACCGCAGCGGCGGGCGGGCAGCCGCATGACCCGTCAGTCGTTCGACACCATCGACGTACTGAGACTGGAAGTCGAGATCCCGCCGACGGGCCCGTCCAACCTCGTGCCCAACCCCGACGGCGACCTCGGCGCGTGGGGATGGGTGACGCCGATCGCGGGATCCTGGATGGGCGTTTCCACGACGCCCGGCTATGAGGGATGGGGGCTGCGCTTCACTGCGCCCACGCCCTCGGCGGCGACCCACTTCTACACCGAGCCCATGCCGGTCGCGGCGGGCGAGTACGTGGCCGCGTCGCACGAACTGGCATCGAAGAGTGCGGGCGCCTACCGGGTCCGGTTCGAGTGGCTGAACTCGGCGCTTGCCGTGCTCTCATCCTCGACGCAAAGCGGCTACCTGTTCACCGCGGGAGAACAGGCATACGGGCCGATTCAGGCGCCCGCCAACACGGCGTTCGTCCGACTGCGGTTCGACCACTACGGCGACACCGCAGGCGCCAACCCCGCCGCCGCCGCATGGTTCGAGTTCACGAACGTCAAGGTCGCCAAAGCCGCCACCTCGGGCGCGCTGGGCTCATCCCGCACGAACCTCGTGCGGAACCCGACGTTCGTCAACAACGTGTCCGACTGGGCAACCTACGGCGGCGTGACGATCGCGCAGACCAACGCACAGTCGTTCTCTAACACGGGCTGTATGCAGATCACTTCCGCGGGACCGCCCGCGAAGGCGAACACGGGGTTTATCGACGTCGTGGCAGGCCGTGACTACACGGCGTCGTTCTACGCCCGCTCGGCGGCAACCTCGCGCAACGCCTGGATCCGCATCGAGTGGTACGACGCGAGCAACAACGGCGGCGTGAGCGACAGTGCGGGGCCCGCGACCAGCACCTCCGGCTGGACACGCCACGCCGCCACGTTCACCGCTCCCGCGTACGCCGTGAAGTGCCGAGTAGAGGTAGGTGTCAGCGCGTCCGTGAGCGGCGAGGTGCACTACGCCGACGCCGTGATGCTCACCGAGGGCACCGATACGCCCGCCTACTTCGACGGGTCGTTCACCGCGTCGGGAACCAAAACCTACGCGTGGACGGGCACCGCACACGCGTCCTCGTCCACGGTCACCGACACCACCCTCGGCAGCCTGCCGCCCGTCGAGTGGCGCAACATCCTCGGCAAAACCCACGTCATCAAGACCGGCCGCGAGAGCCTCAACCTGGGCACCCTCGAAGCCGAGCTGCTCGACGCGGACCTCGACCCCGCCACCTCCGCCACGCTGCGCCCAGGCGGCGGCGCTCGGCTACTGGTGCTCGTCGCGGGCGTGTGGGAATGCGTGTTCCCCGGCGAGATAGACCGGCTCGTCGTGACGTACGACGAGAAGAGCGTCCCCGCCAAACCACCCCGCGTGTCTATGACCGTGCTCGACAACACGAGCGTCCTCACCCGTCACCGCAGGCCGTCAGGCGTCGCCGCGATCGCGAGCCTGCCATACGTCCTCGAAGGCGCGGGCGTGCCGTGGTCCGTCAACGGCAGCACCATCCAGATAGCGACCACCCCGGCGAGCGTCTCGACGAACGACAGCGCGACCGCGCTCGACCAGATCGCGCTCACCCGCGACAGCACGGCCGGGCATGCGTGGGTCAACAGGAACGGCGTCCTCGTCGCCACCGACGCCGCCGCAGGCGCATCGGTGCGCACCCTCGACGAACCCCGCTACAGCGACCTTGAAGTCGGGTTCTCGTCCGAAGCGTGCATCAACGCCGTGGTGATCGACGCCCTCTCGTCGACCGGCGAAACCGTCACGTACGGGCCGTACGAGGATGCCCCCTCGATCTCACAATGGGGCAGGCGCGAGCGCCGGTTCACCGTCCACGGGCTCACCCCGACACAGATCGCCACACTCGGCGCCACGATCCTCACCCGGAACGCCAATCCCGGCGTCACCGTGCAGAGCGTCACCCTGCCCATGCGCACCGCCGCGGATCTCGTCGACGCGCTGCGCGACCTGGGCGAGATCGTCACCGTAAGCAACACCGCCAAGGGCATAGCGCCCGTGCTCCGCGTGACCAGCGTCGAGCACAGCATCGAGTCCGAGCCCGCCAAGTGGCTGGTCACGCTCCGGTTCGCCACCTCCGGTTCGGTCGCCTCCCCGACCATCAGCCCGGCCGTCCAAGGCGCGGGGCTACCCGACACCGCATGGGCTGACGTGACGTTCTCTGGCGCGTGGACCAACTTCGACGCGACTCGCAAAGTGCAGTTCCGACGGTTCAACGGCGAGACCCAGTTGCGCGGCATCTGCAAGGGCGGCGCAGTCGGAAGTGGCGTATCGATGTTCGTCCTCGGCGCCGGGTTCCGGCCCGAGGTCCGCGCCGGAACCGCTGAACACCACTTCCCCGTAGTCGCCAACGACGCCGCACAGGCGGCGCAGGTCTGGGCCAACGGCGCCGTGTGCCTCCTCGCCGGGTCAAACGCCTACGTCGACGTGTCCAACATCCGATTCCAAGCCGTCACCTGAGAGGAAACCCACCATGAGCACCGCAGCACCCCGCACCCGCGAGGAAGCCGTCAAGTCCGCTCTCGCGTCGTTCGTCAACACCCCGCGATTCTGCGCGAGGTGGACGCGCTCACAGTACGGCGTGGTCGCCCTGGGCGACTTCGACCGCGACGGCGCCGCCGACGCCGAGGACATGTGGAAGGCCGCATCCCTGCGGCACCCCGGGGACCTCGAGCCGCCCGCCGGGGTGCCCGTCTACTACGGCGGCGGCTCGCAGGACAACGGTCACGTAGCGGTGTCCCTCGGCGGCGGCATGATCCGCTCCACCGACGCGCGTGGCGCCGGGCGCGTCGGAACCGTCCCGCTCGACTTCCCTACCCGGGAGTGGGGCATGCCGTATCTCGGCTGGTCTGGCGACCTGTACGGGCACGTCATCTTCTCCGAGGAAGCGACCCGACTCGCAGCGTGGAGGGACAAGCTGCGAGCCCGTCGGGCCAACATCACACGCCGACTCGCCGAGATCCGGCGGCGGCTCAACGACCACAAGTAGAGGGAGTAACAACCATGCCCACCCCGACCCCGACCACAGCCCGAGTGTCGGCGACCGCCGCTCTCGTCGTCGTCGCGATCGTGTTCTGCGTCACCGTCCTGTCGGTGCTGCTCGCGTTCCTGTTCGCGCCCGAGGGGCGCGACCTGCAACTCGTCATCGGGCCGCTGCTCGGCACGCTCGCGCCCACGATCGCCGCCGTGGCGCTGCTCGTGCAGGTCCGAGGCGTACAGGCCGACGTCGCCCAGGTGCGCGAGGACACCCACGCCCTCACGAACGGGCTGCTCGACTCCAAGGTCCGTGCAGGCGTCGCCGACGTGATCCGTGACGAACACCTCGACCCCGAGGCCGAGGCACTGATCGCCGAGGACCGCAGCGTGCGCGAGCGGGCGCACAACGACAACGGCGACCCCGCATGAGCGGCCCGACCATCGGCACCCACAACACGCACGACGACGCCGGGCGCGTCACCCTGTTCGCCGACGCGATCGGGTTCTGTGAGGCGATCCCCGGGAACGTCCGCGGCAAGGTCGCTGCGCGGCTCTCGCGGGCCCGTGCCCGCCTCGGCGGCTACCGCGTGCGCGTTTGCCGGCGGCAGCGCGACCTCGTGTTCGTGTGCCGCCGGTCCGTGTGGCGCATCACCGGCACGCACTACGTCCGCGTGCACAGCGGGCGGGCGGGCGTGACGCCACACCGAGGGACGTTCGTCGTCGAGGCCGTGCGCGTCGCCACAGGGGCGCCCGAGGTGTTCCTCCTGCCCCACAGGATTAACGCCGCGTTCCCGCCGTACGTGCGGGGCGAGAGGTGGTTCCGCTCCGACCGCTGGGCGTGGCATCAGGCTGCCGATGAGGAACTGATCGCGTGGTATCGCTCACGCGGGTTCGAGGTGCACGCGCTCGGGGACGTCAACACGCCCGAGGACGTAACAGGGTTCCCCGGCCTGCCGTGGGAGATTGGGCGAGGGTTCGATCGGATCGCCTCGACGATCGACCTCGGCGACGTCGCCTACCTCGGGCACGCCGGATCGGACCACCCGAGGCTGCGAGCACAACTGGCCCACTGAGCCCACGGCGCCCCGCGTAGCCCGTCCGTCTACACGGGGCGCCGTGTTCGTCGTTTTGCTGTACAGTCTCCCTGTACACCAAACCACGACGAAAGGAACCACCGATGAGCGACACCCGACACCCCGTAATCGTCGACCTACGCACCGCGCTCGGCGAGGCGATCGACCGGCAGCAAGTCGAGATCGTCCGCGCCTACCTCGACGCCACGTGTCCCCACCGTTACGGGCACATCGGTGCGCACGGCGCCACCTGTGGCGAGTGCGGCGCGACCGTAGACCTCGGGGGCGCGCTGTGAACACGCACACCCTGACCGTGTTCAACGGCGTCGACGTGCCCGACGCCGTCGCTACCGCTGTGATGGGGCTACTCGCCCCCTACTCGCCCGACGTCTACGTGCGCGACTGTGACGCCGACGGGCGCGCGCTGTGAGCGACCAGCCCCGCCACGAGGCGCCCGAGGTAGGCGCCGCCGTGCTCCGCATGGTGAACGGGCTCATTCGCCGCGCCGCCGACGGCGACACCGAGGCGATCGAAGCGCTCTATGTGATCGAAGGCATGGCCCCCCACGCCACCAACGCGGCGCTTTCGCTCGCACGCACCGACGCCGGATACTCGCTCGCGGAACTGGCGACAGTCACGGGCACGACCCGCCCGGCCATACAGCAACGCATCGGGCGCGCGAGCGCCGCCATGCTGCTAACCGACTGCACGCACCTCCGTTGCATCGGGATGCGCCGATGCCGTGAGAGGCGCTCGTGATCGTGTGGGGCGGGCCGCAGATCTGCGCAGCCTGCCGCACCGTCATGCACGAGCCGCGCGAGGACTGCCCTGACCCGTTCGCGTGCCTCTCGGGCGACGACTGTCCCGCATGCGAGTCGCGGGAGATCCCAAGCTTGTAACTACAGCCGTGTAACAATGCGGCCATGAGCACACATCAAGGGATCGTCACCGACCCGACCACCCGCGCACTCACCTACCTCGAAGCCGCCGACGACCACGCGGCAAGCGCCCGGCAGGCGCGTGACCTCGACACCCCCGAGGCTCACCGCCTCGCCGGGCGCTTCCGCGAGGAAGAGCGGCTATGCCTCCAGCGCGCCAAGATCCTCGCCGAGATCGCCCAGGCGCAGGCGTCCGAGCGCGTCGCCGACGCCGCCCAACGACTCGGGCTCGCGCTGTGAACCGCCTCCTGTTCGACGTGCTTACGTCCGTGTGTCTCGCGGCGATCGTGTGCCTGCCTGCCGGGCTGCTGCTGTACGGGCTGTATCGATGAGCGCGAGCCGCATGCTCGTCAACGCCGTGCTCTCACTCCTGCTTGTCGGGGGCGTGCTCGCCGTCGTGCACGGGCACAGCCTGATCGGCGGCGTGCTGCTCGGGCTCTACGTGGCCGCGAGCCGACCATGAGCGCCTCGACGCCGCTCGTGTGGTATCACAGCCGCGCCGACGCGTCGGCCCGCCTCGTGCTGCTCGCGATCGCCGACCACGACGGCGAAGGCGGCGCGTGGCCGTCCATCCCCACCCTCGCCCGCATGACCCGACTCAGCGAGTCGACAGTCCGCCGAGCGCTGAAGCAACTCGCCGCGCTCGGCGAACTCGTCGTGCACTTGCAGGAAGGCGGCACCACCCGCACGCCCGAGGGGCGCCGCCCGAACCGGTATGAGATCCGGCTCGCCTGCCCGCCCGAGTGCGACGGCACCGCCCGGCACGCCTGCCGCGAGTGCGGCGGGCGTGGGACGCACAAACCCGACTGTCGAGGCGGCGTGGTCTACGTGGACGCGTGGGACGCGTACGCGGTGCCTGTGGATAACTACCCCTGTCACCATGACACCCCTGCCACGGGTGACACCCCTACCCCTGTCACGGGTGACACCCCTACCCCTGTCACAGCCGTGACACCCGAACCACCCAAGGAAGCAACCCCCGAACCACCCGAGCCGCCGCCGCTGCCAGCGAGCCTGTCGAGCCTGTGGGGAGGGGAGGGGATCGACAGTGAGCACCAACACGCGCTGTGGGCTGCGCTGCTCGCCGACCCCGACACGAACGTGCCAGCGGCCCGAGGCAGACAACGCGCGTGGTACGTGCCAGCGCTCGCCAAGATCCGAGCCGCCGAGGGGCGCAGCCTCGCCGCACACCTCGACACCATCCGACGGCACGGCGAGGACTGCGAGCACGGCACCCCCGGCGGCGCCGAACCACACCCGATCACCGGGCTACCGCTGTGCCCGCTGTGCCGACGAGAGGCCGCGTCATGACCTGGGGCGAGCGGGCGACGACCTGCCACACGTTCGTGCATCACGTCGACCGGGCGCTGAGAGCCGAGTGCGCGCAACATCCCGAGTGGATCGTCGACGCCGACCCGCAGCCCAAGGGGCAGCCGAGCGCCAAAGAGATCACCGACGCCGCGCGGCGCGAGCACGAGGACGAACACCGATGAGCGAGCACCGCGCCGAGTTCGGCCCGCTCGGCGAGCGATCGTCGTACGTGAAGGGCTGCCACTGTGGCGCCTGCCGCGCGGCGAACACGAGGTACAAGGCCGAGTGGCGATCGCGCCCACGACGCGAGCGACCGGGCGTGTTCGAGTCCCGAGTGATGCCGACCGACCGGCCCGAGAACTACGACGGCGAGGTGTGGGAATGAGCCCCATGCCCGAGTGGAACGGGCGCCGGGTCACCCAAGCCCGAGCCCACATGCGCCGCTACCTGCCTGCCATGTGCGAGGCAGACACCCATGTGCCCGAGTGCCCCGGCGTGATCGACGGCACCGACGACCGGGCGTGGGTCGTGGGCCACAAGCAATCACGCATCGAACACCCCGAACTCACGTGGGCTGTGAGCAACTGGCGCATCGAGGCGCGCGTCTGCTCGGACGCGTCCGGGCAAGCCGCCGTGATCGCCAACGCGAAAGCCGAGCTGCTGCGCGAACTGCGCGCGACCGGCGCGCTCGTCGACCAGCCGACGCTCGATCTCGACGACGTTTTTCCCACCGACGCCACCACCCCGGCAGCCCCGCTACTGCCGATCTCTCTCCCCGAGTCCAAGCCAAGGCCCAGGGTCACACGCGAGAGCACGCGGACGTACGCCGCGATCCAACGCGAGCCGTTGGAGGTTCCGCCGGAACTCGCGTGGGACGCGGATCGGGTGCGGG